CTGTAAAATCACCAGATACAAAATCAGAGTTAGTAATAGATGTAAAATTATCTAACAGTATAATATCAAATTTATTAATGTTGTGTGCAGATGAAAAAGTTAGAGTTACAACCTTTGATCCATTGGTTGTAGAGAATGCACTTGTCAAAGTTGTTGTCGCTTTAATTGGATGTATGTCATAAAATATGCCACCAGAATATGCATACAATATTCTGTTTGTACCAAGAGCCGCATACTTAATACCTGACGTATTTACAAAATGATGAATTGCAGTAGTTCTACCTGTAATTTGAACAGATCCTAATTGTGACCAACCACCTATTTTTTCAGGTGTACCATATCTAAACCTAACATTATCACCATCAACCCATTGGCTTTCACCGCCTGTCGATGTAACTTGTTTATTAAAGCCTGGTTGAAATTTTACTTTTTGTAGCATAACTTTGTATATTACACCTTTTTTTATTAATATAAACCCTATAAATTAATCGTTTTTTTGTACTTTTAAAAAAAATGGTTGGCTCCATCTCTCATTTGTAGTCTGTTTCATTGGTGGGCAATGAGGAGTTTGAGAGTCATAAAAAATAATTCTATTTACTTTTGCTCCTATTATTGCAGTTGGTTCATAACAACTTTTTGAATGATAAAAATAAGTGCCATCTTCTATTGAGTTAGAATTAAAGTACACTACCCCTGCAATATCAAAGCTATTATGATCTACATGTTGTTTATATTGACCCCAACAAGGAGATTTTTTTAATTCTTTTTTGTAAGTTTTTCTTAAAAAAGTGCTGTGATCTAAAATTTTTAAATTTGTTTTTTTTTCAAAAGTTGAAATAAAAATATTTGAAGACTCTGTATCTAACATACTTGTTTCATGACAAGGATAACCTTTCATTCGATCTCCTCCATACCATTGATGTTGAGATTGAAAACACGGTGAAAAATTTAAATTTAAAAAACCTAACACAAGAAGACCCAAATCACTTCTTTCATAAAAATTATCTATACAATTAAACATCTTTATCTTCTACGTTTGTATCTATAGTATTAGTTGTTTCTTTTAATTCAGGTTTGTTATTAACAGCAAACAAATGCAATTCTTTAGTTATATAAGCAAAAAAATTTGCTAAATGTTTTGTGTTTTTAAAATCCAAACTCATTTTACCTTTTTTATTAATTACATTTATATCTTGTTTAGTAAATATAATATTGCAATAATCTTTTTCAAATTCAAATTTCATAATATTATTTTAACACAAGTTCCGTTAATTGTTTTTCATTTCCTAAAATTCCTTTTATAAAAATATTAAAAGATAAACTTATTCTTGTGTCATCTTGTTTTAAAGTTCTTACCATGTGAGTTAAAGAAGAAGGAAATAACACAATGTCTCCTGTTTCAACAGGAAAATGATAACTACTACAATTAAAAATATTATTCTCTCTTATTTGAGGATTTATTTGTTTATATTCATAATTTAAAAATGTTAAACTATCATTAGTTTTATCTGCATTTACATACAAAACACCTGACATAAAGCTATTAAGATGAGTGTGAGAATGATGATGTTCATTTTTTTTAGTATAATTTAACCAAGATTGCGTAATGTAGGGTGTAATGTTTTCATAACATAACACGTTACTAAAATAATGTTGCACTCGTATTAAAAGTTCTTCTTTTAATTTTTTAAAAGTTTCTGTTTCCAAAACATGTGTGTTTGTAGACATAGCATTTGATATATTTTTGTAAGAATTATTTTCATATTGAATAATTAAATTTTTTTCTTTTTTAGAAAATTCTCTTTCTAAATTTGAAAAATAAACAGGTGTTGGAAATAAAGTTTCTACAACAGCTTTCATATTTGATCTCTAAAAGAATGTGGTAATCCTAAATAAGGTCTTCTATCATATTTTAAATGTTCAAACTTACCATTTTTTTTTACATAATGAAAAAATACTTGACAAGAATAATCTCCATTATATTCATCACGCCAGTGTTCATGATTACAACCATCATAAATAATTCCATCTCCAGGTTTAATAACACAAGATTCGTCTTCAATGTAAAGAGGCCATTCTTTATCAGCCGCTACAGTTATGCTAACAGTGTACTCACACGATTCACGATCCACATGTTTTTCTAAAGAAGAAAATTTATTATATATTCTCCAATAAGAATAAGTTTCTGTTAATTTATCATTTATATGTTTTTCTATATATTCTTTTTTAAAAAGAAGTAAACTTTCTGCTACTGGATCACCGTACCTTACTGTTTCTTCTAGTAAAGTTTGATTATCTCTATAATCATGATTATTTCTATGAAACATTTTTGCATAATTCCAAAAAAAATTTCTTTCGTCTTTAGAAAGAATATTTGGAATGTATGTATATTTTTTTATCTTATCCATGATACTATTGTATATCTAATTCCTTTCTTAACTGTTTCTGCTTTATGTGGGTACATAAAGTAACTTGGAAAAATAACTAATTTTCCTACTTCAGGTTTTACTTCTAAAATAACTTCTTTAAAATCAAGTGTATAAAATTTTAAATTTCCACCTTCATAATCATTATTTAAAAAAATAACACATGATAAATTTCTAGGTGCCTTATTTAAATTGTGATCAATATGTGTTTTATAAAAACCTCCTTTTTCATATTTTAAAAGAGTTACATTTGTTATTCTTTTTAATTCAAGATTTATGTTGTTTTCTTTAATATACTGTTGCACTGTATTTCTTAATTTATAACAAATAAGATTATACCAATGATCTTCTGTAATAGTTTCTCCAATTTTAAGTTCATATTCATCAACATTTCTAACACTTTTATTTACTATTCCCTCTTGATTTTTATGTATAATATTTGCAGTTTCAAATGTAAAATCTTTAAACGTTCTTAAAAAACAAGAAACTTGTTCTGGTAATAGTATAGTGTAAGTTTTTATTAAATCTTTTATTTCCATCTTTTCTTTTTCCATATAATGTTTCTATACCACCTAGTCAAAGTTGTATTAAAACTAAATCTAATTTTTTTAAGATCGTTTATTTTGTGTGCCTCAGTTTTCATTTTCCAATTATCATTTTTAAAAGGTATTACTGTTGCAATCGGAGTTCCTTTTTTTAAAACCCACGTTCCTTGTTTTTTAAAAACACATGGAAAGTTTACAGGTAAATTGTAGCCATGATCAACCACTCCAGAAAAAATTTCAAATCTATCTTCGTATCTATTTAAAGGTTGAATATATAAAGCACTATATCCTTTTGGTAAAACTACAGTCCATGGATTAAGTAATTTATAAAAACCAAATTTTTTATTTTGTTTAACATAAGGACATTTTTCTTCACCTAATTGTGCAGTGTTATGATATTCTTTTCCAATATTAAGATTATTGTAATAAAAAAAATCCTCTGAAGTTTTGTTAATACCAGCAGACACTACCCAAGTATCTCTTTGACCTTTATCGTTTAAAACATTAAAATTTATTTGTTGATCTATAGGATTTTTTAAGATGTATCCGCAACTTAAACTTTCTAAAAAAGGAATACATGCTTTTAAAGTAAAAAGATTTGGATCATCTGGATTATTTAATTCTTTATACCATTTAGGTATATTTAAAGTAGAGGGTTGAGGACGTATTTCTTTTTCATTTAAAACGTCTACGTTTGCTTTAAATATAATTTCTTTACTCATTTAATCTTTCTAATCTATTATAAAATATTTATACTAAAATAAATTATATGTATAGTTTTATTTAGCGTCTGGATTATAGGCTGAAAATTCAATTAAAAGTGGAACAGTTACGCTATTATTTGCTAATGCATCTGGCCAATTTATACCTGATATATTGTCATCAAGACTACTTAAATCTAATCCCTCAAGTGTGTTTGCTTTAGTAGTCCAAATGCTAGGAGCATTAGCATTTTTAGATATAGCCTCTCTTATAAAAGAAGCTACATTAACAATATGTTCTTCAATTAAACTTTTTGAAAAAGATTTATCTGAACAATCTGAGTTATTTAAAGTTGCATCTACAGGAAAATATGTTTTTAATATTTTTTCACCTCTAAATATACTTGTAGCATCCTCATCACTAATTTCTGTAGCATTTTCAGCATCTGTCCATTGTAAATACCAATCTTTAGATTCCGAATCACAAATTAATTTATAGTTATTATCGCTATCTGATAAAATATATTTAGCCATTATTAACTTCCTGAATTTTCATATATAAATAGAGCACCGGCATTACCAGCATTACCAGGTGTATCTGACGATTGTGATCCACCACTCCCAGCGGAAGTTGGATTTGTTCCTAAAAAACCACCTGCTAAATTTTGAGTAGCACCAGGTGCACTTCCAGCGTTCCCTACGTTAAAACCAGTGTTTTGTGATCCACCACCATTTCCACCATTTACAGTGGCTAAGTTTGTTACACTTGTTGCGCCACCTGCTCCTCCAGATGCTCTTCCTGGGCCAGGGTTACCTGCTGCTCCGACATTAAAAGAATAACCTGTTCCTCCAGATACTGGAGCTAAATAATATCCGAACGCGCCTGCGCCACCACTTTTTCCAGGGTTATCAAATCCAGAATGACCTCCGCCTCCGCCTCCAGATCCGCTCGCTGCAAAAATAGAAGCATTGTTTGCATTATTACCAGCCGTATAAGTTCCTGAAGCGGGTCCATAAGCACTAACTGCTGTAGGGATATCAAAACCTCCACCGCCCGATCCACTAGCGGCTGCTATAACTCTTCCAGAGCTATCTACTGTAATGTCTGCTGTTGTAAAAGTACCTTTTGCGGGTTTAATTATTCTTGGCATTTATTCTCCTAGTCTAACATTTCTACATATGAAACATGAAAAGCTAAATCGTTTGCAGCTCCAGCTGTAATAGCAATTAAATCTGTTTCATCTAAATAAATAGGTCTTGAAATTAAATCTAATGTTGAATCTGCAGGTACAGATATTGTACTTGCAATTTTATAATAAGTTGATCCATTGTCATTACTAATTTCTACTGTTGCGTCAGCAGCGTTACTTCCATCAATGTTTGCAATTAATATTGTATCAATTCTTACAGCAGTTTCTGCAGGAACATCAATCATAGTAGTTCTGTTAGTATCTCCTAAAGTGCCCATAGCATTCTTAGGTGTAATTGTTGCTATGTTTACAAGATTCGGTGTTGCCATTTTTTATTCTCCTTCTAGATTAATATCCGAAAACCATGGAGAAGACAAGTCCTTTTCCATCAGTTGTTACAGTTTGTGTTGAGCTTGATGTTGCGTTAGTTACTTTTGTTCTACCTGTCCCGTTTGGAGCCACTGTTATATCTCCATTTGCGGCGTCTGTGATAGTAATTGTTCCAGAGTTTGTTCCACTATTTGTATCTAAAATAAGATCATGAGCACCACTAGATGTAATTGTAGCATTAGCAGACCCTGTTCCAACCTTAGTTTCACCACTTCCTTTTGGAATAATTGCAAAATCAATATTTGTATCTCCACCAGTTGCAGATATTGATGGCGCATTTCCAGTTGCAGCGTTTGTAATATCAAACTGGTTTACTGCAGATGATGTTGTTTGAAATACTATCTGTTCGTTTCCGTTTTCATCATTAATTCCATGTGCATCATCAAAAGCTATATTAAAACTATTTGTATCTAAGTCACCACCTAGTTGAGGTGTAGTATCATCCACAACATCTGATATACCAGTTCCAATTGATAGTGTATCTATATCAGGGTTAGTGCTATCGTTCGCTGTTGCAAAAATAATTTGATCACCTTTATTAGAAGCACTAAAAGTAAAAGAGTCTCCTGAACCAGAAGCATATTTAAATTGTACTGTATGTGATCCTGATGTTGAATTTCTTAAAAAATAAAAAGTTTGAACATCTAATGGTATTGTAACAATTTGATTTCCAGTAATAGTTCCTGTGAACTCAATCATTCTGTGTGCAAGTTCTGCACCAGTAGATCCATCACTAACTGCTAGAGCAGTTGTTTGTGCACTACCTGCAATACTTTTTGCAATGTAACCGCCAGAAATTTGTTCTACTAATGATAAATTGGTATTAGTTTTAGTTCCCCATGTTCCAGCGTTTTCACCAGTTGCCTGAAGTTCTATTCCTAAAGGTGTATATGTTGATGCCATAAATTTTTCTCCTATGCAGCGTCAGTATAGCTTGTATTTGATCCAGTTGCAATACTTGTATACGATGTATTTGAACCCGTGTCAATATCTTGAAATGCTTGAATAAATAGTTCTCCAACAGATGTTGTTCCAACAACCCCTGTTAATCCCATTACATCAGTAGGACTTAAAGATCCTACACTTGTTGTTGCAGAAACTCCACTTAATCCCATAACATCTGCAGGTGTTATTGAACCTACACTTACTGTTGCAGAGAGTCCTGTTGGTAAAACAGTAGGATTTGAAGTAATGCTAACATCTCCAATAGATGTCGATGCAGAAACACCAGTGACTCCTATAACATCTGCAGGTGTAATTGAACCTACTGCAGAAGTCATTGCTTGACCTGTTAGTCCCATGACATCTGCTGGTGTCAATGTTCCAACGCTTGTTGTTGCAGAGACCCCCGTTGGTGCAACTGTTACATTACCAATTATAGTAGGTGATCCAACACTTGATGTTGCAGAAACTCCTGTGACTCCCATAACATCAGCAGGTGAAATAGATCCAACGCTTGTCGTTGCAGATTGACCGCTAAGTAATATAGTTCCTTGAATACCCCAAGCATTATCATTCCAAGCTTGTCTTCCCCAACCTGAATTTATTTCTGCTGATACAGTTACGGAACCAACTGCTGTTGTTGCAACACCAGCTGTTGTAACTTCTACAGTGAAAGAACTCTCTCCCCAGTTTTCATCGCCCCAACTATCAGAACCCCATCCTTGCTCAGGAAAAGATTTTACAGTTCCAACTGAAGTGGTTGCTGATACGCCTGTTAATGAAACAGTTGCTATATTAGATTGCCAAGAGTTTTCATTCCATGCTACGAGAGGATTGTCTCCACCCCATATTGAAGTCTCTGACATAAGGAGTCCCTCCTTATGCTATTCTTATGATTGCGTTACTTGCGTCTGCTGTTGGAAATTGAATTGTAAAAGTTCCGCTTGTTACAGTTTTATCAGCACCAAATGCAATAACAGCTACAGCTTTATCTGATTGTGTATCATTATAAATTAAAGCTCCGTTAGCTGTAAATGATGCACTTGTAAAACTTACATCTGAAAAATCACAAACCGCAGTTGATGAATCTAAAGTTGGTGTAACGCTTGTTAATGTTGCACCACCTGCAGTATATGCAGTTCCAGATGAATTAGTAATCTCGTTTGATGTTGAGTAAGCTGTTGTTGAAGCTCCTAAAGATGCTGAACTTGTAAATAAAGCTATTTTAAAAGTATTTCCAGTTGTGGCTGTTAGGTTATGTGTGCCAACTAAAATTTCTTGTTTAAAGCTATTGCATATTGCCGATGTTATTGCCATAATTTACTCCTACGGGTTTGCTGAGGTTACCGGTATTCTAACTGCGCCATCTGTGTAGTCGTCTCTTCGTCTTCTACCGACTTGCTCGTTAGCAAACTTCTGTACCTCTTGTTTATATTTAT